TGCGATGGTCGATGCAGCCGATTCCGTGCGGCATCCGCACAGGCGTCCCGAGCGTGTTCGAGACGTAGCCGCGGTTGATGGCGCCGCCCGCGTCGTCAGGCATGTCGCCCGGCACGATGAACGTCATGTTCTGCTTGAAGATGACGAGCACGCTCTCCAGGCTCGCGATGCCGGTGACCGGTCCGCCATCCTCGATCTGGATGGTGAGCGCGTCGTTGAAGCCAGGCGCGTCGGTCGGCGACAGCTCCTTCGAGAACCACACCACCGTCGCGTCGTCCGCGCCACCCGCCACGAGGCGGTTCTGATGCACGGTCATGCAGAGCGCGCTCGGCGGCGGCACGTTGTCGAGCACTCCTCCCGTCGTGTAGAGGAACGGCTGCGAGAGCAGGCCGTTGTAGTCGCCATGTGGCCCGTCGAAGCACTTGAAGTTGCTCGTGACGAGGCCGTATGGGTTCTCGTTGACGCCACCAGCGTTAGCGGCCGAGTACGGCACGACACCGCGCGTCGTGTTGCGGCTGATGGTGAAGTCGTTCTTGTACTCCGGGAGGAAGTTCGAGAACGGCACGCGGTAGAAGACCGTCGCGAACGGCTCAGCGGTGAAGTACGGCTGAAGCACCGTGCGCTTGGAGTCGGCGACCGCCGTCTTGAGGCGGTTCGTCAGCTCAAGGCGAGGGACGTAGAACCCGTAGCGGTACTCGTCTACGACGCCACCACTGATCGGGATCTCGGTCGGGAGCGTCGGGTCAGGCTTGTACAGGCTGTAAAAGATGCGCGAGCAAACCGTGAACTGCAACGACCTGCTTGGCGCGCTTCGGACGACGCGGCCAGTGCCATCGACGGCCTCGTAACACCAGCGCACGAGGAAGTCGCCGTTCGCCACAATCGGCGTGTAGACACTGTTCGCCAGCGTGACGCCGAGAGACGCGCGCGGTGCCCAGATTGCCAGCTTGACGCTGTACCCTGGGTCCACAAGCGCCTGCACTCCAGACTGATAGCGCCCGTAGTAGTGCGTCGAGCCCTGGTTCGAGACGCCGGCTGAGTTATTGTACGACCAGATGCTACCCGTTACCTGCTGCATACGCGGGTCAACGAAGACAGACTGGTAGTCTTTCGTCGCATCTCCGCCCCAGGTCGTCGTTGCCGTCGACCATCCCATGTAGCTTTTCGGAATCGACAAATCGTCATCGGAAGCCTGCCTAAATCCGGCCTCGTACACGAACCACGGTCTTGTAACATTTGCCAAGAACGGTCCACCAAAATTGATGGTCCCATAAATGTCGCTACCAACACCGTACCGGTTGAGCAGCTTTAGCGTACGACGGTCGTACGCGATGCTTGTCAGATCAGCCTGCGGCCAGAGCAGCATCGTCGCTTCGTTGCACGAGCTGCCGTCGTAGGCCGACAGAACGCCGCCGTTGACGATGGTGTAGTCGCCCCACTGCTTCAGCGTGCGCCAGTTGCCAGGCTGTGTGGTGTAGTCGAGCGCGAACACCTCGCTTCCACCATCGTTCTGGCCCTGGCGGATAGCCCCGCAGGTGAACTTGGTGATGGTCGTGCCGCTGCGCTGCCACGTCAGCCGAGGGCAGTTGAGAGGCGCGGCTGCGATGCGCGCCATGTTCAGCGACTCGACGAACACTCCCTGGTTGTTCGTGTAGACGACGCCGCCAGCGTACTGACTCGGCGCCTTGTCGACCGGATCGAGCGCTGTCTCGACGGTCGCATTGCCGTTGGTGAACGAGACGAAAAATGCGCTGCGCTGGTAGTCGTCGCCAGACGGCATGAGGACGCAGCCAAGGCGCTCCGTCGTCGCGTTCATGCGGACCAGTCCGCTCATCATGCGCCACGGGCCGCCGAGTGCGCACCAGATTGGCCTCGAAGTGCTGCTGCCAGTCGTTGCATAGTCGTTGAGATCGCGACGAAGCTGAGCGCCTACCAGCCACGGGTAGACCTCGAAGTAGTTGCTGCGTGCGAACGGGCTCACGTAGCCAAGCGGCGCATCTCCGTTCGGGCCACTGAACGTAGCCGCCGAAGTCGAAGACACTGCCAGCACGACGCCGGCAAGAGTGCTCGTGACATCCCAACGATGCACGCACTGCTCTACGCCAATGCTCGTCTCCGCGACGGCCTGCTGCACCGGATCCGTGTTGGACCCGATGTCGGTCATGACCACATCTGTCGCGATGATCGGCAGGTTCGCGTTGAAGTCATCGAACACCCGGATAACCCCGATGGGGACTGCGGTAGGCGTAGTCCACGTTGGGCCATACGGTGTCGTACTGACCTCCACCTGGATGATGTCGTCAAACGCAGGGACGCGAGGAGCGTTGACCGAGCCGGGGCCTCCAGTGCCATCGTAAAGAAGGATCTCGTCTGGCTCACCGGCCGAGTTAAAGCTCACGACCGCGAGAGCGCGGATACCAGTTGCGTCTGACATCCGACAGTATCGCACGGAGCTTGCGAAGCCTACGACGCCAGTGCCGTAAATCTCTGCGCTCGTGACGTTTGACTGATTGATGGTCGCTGTTGTCGCCGTTGGCAGAGCGACATTCGGCGTCGTGATGCTGACGGTGTTGCTAGCTGGATACGAGTGCAGCGGGCTTGGATATACACCAGAAGCAGCAATGATCGGCGTCGTGCCCGAAAACTCTCCATCCTCTACGTTCGGATTGCCATAGGCACTGTTAACGGTTGGGTCGCTCTCGTAGACCCGATATGGCTGCGTAGATCCATCCTGGAATAGCGCCGTCAGGATCGGCTGGTTTGAGCGCCCTGCGTAGAAGGCTGACGGGGTGATAGGCACCCCTGTCGCGCTAGCGGATCCGCTGTACTTAAACTGCTGGCTGGTGCCGCCGAGCTTGAACGACGAGAAGCTATCTTCGGTCTGGAATCCGGCGCGGTGCAGCCAGGCGAAGTTGTCGGTGCTGACCGCGATGGACCCGCCGTTGCAGTTCGCGTTCGTCACAACGAACTTGCCGTCGAGGTAGAACGGGGCAGCGTCCTGCTCGTAGACCATGCGGATAGCAATGGCCACGTTGACGCCGATAGGATCCGTCTCCAGCACGACGCCGCGCGGCGTGTAGCGGTTCCAGTCGTAGACGCTCAGCGTGGTCGAGCCGCTTGCGTTGGCGTTACTGATGACGCCACCTGGCATGGTGTACGTCGTCGTGAACACGCCCGTCGTCGCGTTGAACGACTCAAGGCGGAGGTTCACCTCCGATGAAGCCGGAGACGTGTCGTTCTCGCACCAGGCAAACAGGAAGTAGTTGCGGCCAGCGACGTTCGTGATGTCAAACGCGCGCCAGTACGGCCGGCCTGAGAACAACGTGGTCGGGCCAGGGAACGAGAAAATGCCCGTAGGCTTCAGCGCCCCATCCACGCCGTTGATGACGAAGCCCTCGACGACCTGGCCGCCACGACGAAACATCACGACCCAGTGGCGCGTCGTGTCGGCGAAGCTGTCAGAGAGCGACAGCATCATGCGCATGTCGCTGATCTGCGTCGTCGCAACGCCGAAAGAGTCGAGGACGCGCGTCGGCGGCGTCACGAAGGAGCCGTCCGTCGTGCGCTGCACCGAGACGTAGAGGCCGTGGGTGCCGGTCGGCTGCTCACGGATGGCCTTGTCGTTCGTCAGGTCTTGGCCGTTGCGCGCGCCAAGCACCCAGGCGGTGCAGCGCAGCGTACCGGCGTCGTTGATCATCGACTCGACCTCGATGATCTCGCCGCCCGTCGCGTCGACAGGGTGCAGCGTGCCGTAGCAGGATGGGATGCGGTTCACCTCGCGGTAGCCGTGCGTCGCGTCGGAGCCGACGTACTCGAACAGGGTGCTTCCTGCCGCTACGAGGAGCTTAGAGCCGTCTTGCGCGTCGTTGGCGCCGATGGCCTCGGCATCGGACGGCAGCGCCGTAAAGGCGCCGCCAAAGGCCGTAGCGGGGATGTTCGCAGTGCCCGTCTTGGCAAGCAGGTGCATACCGGAGCGCTTCTCGATGCGGCCGGGCTTGCGGACGACGCAGTTCTGGAGCCGCGCCATGTTCGGCGGCTGGAGCTGGTCCGGGTCCGTGTGCTGGTCGATGCCGCCGACGAACGGAACCTGGACGATGGAATCACGAGTCGGCATCAGAATATCTCCAGGTGCAGCCGTACCGGCGTCGTCACAGGGTTCCCGTTCGAGTCTGTGGGAGCGATGTAGCGCAGCCGCATGATCTTCTGCCCGAGCGGCCCAGGAACTTCAACCACTTGCAGGTTCGGCGCGGCGTATGGCGCCGAGGAGGCGTTCGGCGTGTCGGTCACAACCTTGGCGATGTTGAAGCCGGCGGCGTTGCGGCCGAGTGCGTGCGGGATGTCGACGATCTGGCCGGGCTTGAACTGGATGCCGGCATCGGGCGTCTGCTGCCCGAGCGACGTCACGAGCTGCTTCGGAGGCGGCTGCTGACGAAGCGCCTTCGTCGCCTGCGCCAGGCTGTCCTGCATGGCGTTGACGAGCGGGTCCTTCGCGTCGCGGGTGAGGTACTGCGACGGCTTATCGAGCTGCGGCATGGCGACCTCCTAGTAGCGGCGCGCGTAGCCGTGCGAGTACGGCCACGAGCCGGTGTTCAGGTTGACGTCCGTGATGCGCTTGGCCTGCCCCGCGTCGCGGTTCGACAGCGCCTTCGTGATGCGGCCCCAGATGCGGGCGGCCTCGCGCTCAAGCTGCGACGTGTCGCTCTCTTCCTTGGTCAGGAGCTTCATGGCCGCGTCGATGACGACCCACTCCTCCCAACCAGAGCGGCCGTCGATGGAAGCCGGCGTCATGGTGCCAACGAGGTCGACCTTCGGAGCGCCGGCGTAGATGGCGTTGTTGTTGAACTCGAACGTGAAAGCGTTCGTGTACCCGCTCGTGTAGCCCGTCACGTCGACGTCGACGATGTTGCCGCTCGCGTCGACCACGACCGTCGCGACCATGCCCGCGCCGTTGCCGCCCTTCACGGGCACGTTGTAGTACGTGCCAGGCGCAATCACCTGGGCCGGGCTCCCCTTTGGGTTGACGATGATCGCGGTGTACGCCGCGTTGGACGGGTTTGGGTAGTACCAGACGCGGAGATTCTGCGCGCCCGTGGACTGGTTGTCCGGAATCAGGTGCAGGCAGTCTTCGCCCGTCACCGGGTTTTGAATCACCCGGTAGGCGACGATGGGGTAGTACGGGATGAGGGGCGCAGCCGCCGAGTAGACGTTGCGCTCCTCCCAGTTGAACCTCGGGACGTTGAGGACCACCTGATCCGAGTAGACGGCATCGACTCCTCGGACCTGGTAGACGTCGTTGGCAACGTGGCCAGCCGACGACACGTAGGCCGAGAAGTCGAAGTAGCCGCCAGCCGTGGCCGGGATGTCGACGTACCGGATGTAGTAGTCTTCGCCGACTGCGCACAGCTCGTCGTAGAGTTGTGCAAACGACTGGAGGATCGAGCGATCGACCTCCCAATCGTTCACGAAGGCGGAGTTCACCATGTCCGCGCGTTGACGAACCTCTTGGCGCAATTCGACAACAGTCCGCACACGAGCCATGGTGAACCCCTAGCCTATCAGTCTTCTTCTTCGTAGTCGCCGCACATGGAGACGAGCGCGTCGAAGGCTTCCGCCCCGGCAGCGTCGTCACCCATCTCGAAGGCCTTCCGCATCTTGCGGAACATCTTCACCTTGTCGGGCGAAGGGCCTTCCATCTTGGAAGAGGACGGCCCCTCTTCCTCGTCGTCACCACCCTCCCCGGGTTTCATCCCGAGGAGGATGGCAATCTTGCCGCCCTTGCCGCGCATCACACCGTCACCGCGGTATCGCGAACGATGCACTCGAAGCAGATGTCATCGTTCGCCGCGAGGTCGGCGAGCGCGCCTGCGTCGTTAAGAGCGCCGAGAATGACACCAGCGATGGTGCCGTCCGCGTTCGTGACGATGCTTTGAACGACGAGCCAACGCGGATTCGCGGCCGGCAGCGCCACGACCGGCGTAGCAAAGCAGGCGACAAGCCCTAGAACTGGCGTAAGCTCGGACGTCGAATTGCCGAAGCGGATGCGGTAGAGGCCGACGCCAGTGCGATCGACCACGTATCGCTTGCCTTCGAGAACAGACGGAGCGTTTACGCCGTCCGTGTTGAAGCGACCGCTGATTCGCGTATCGCCAGGAATGTTGGTCCGCAGTTGGGACCGGAGAGCAGAGGGACCCATGGAGTTTTCCCTTTCAGGCTATCAGGCGCCCCAGTTGTAGAGATAGCCGTTCGAGCCGGGGTTGTCGCAGCCGATCTGGTAGTACGACGCGAAGCGCGACTGGTAGTTGTCCGTGAGCGGGTCGCGGAGAACGGTCACGCCATCGAAGTCGACGAGCTGGAACATGCCGCCAGGCGCGCAGCTGATGCTCCACGTCGGGAGGTTCAGCATGTACGCCTTGTTCATCGGGCAGAACGGGTCCTGGATGAACGGGATCGGGCCGTTCTGGCCAACGAACACGATGTCCTGGAAGTTGAGGTTCTGCTTCGGGTCCTGAGCCGGGATGCGGATGACATCCGAGAGCGCCGACTTCTTGAGGTTGCCGATGGCGAGCGGGTTCGCGACGATGTGCGTCGGGTAGCCCATGCCCTGAAAGAGGATGTTCGCCTCAAGGTCCTGAAGCGCCTCGACCATGTTGCGGCCAGCCGCGTTCGACACCTGGCCGCCGAAGCGAACCTTGTCCGCCGCGCGGTTGAGGCCGAAGAGCGTGTTGCCGACCGCGGGGTTCGTGCCGATGAGGTCGCCGCCGATCCACTGCTCGATGCCCGCCGGCGAACGCGCGTTGGTGTCGTAGCTCGTCGCCGCGCCGTCCGAGATCACGCCGTCACCGTCGCGGACGAGGATGGCGTTCGAGGGCCAGCTCGCAGTACCGGCGTTCGGAGCGGGCGTGTTGACCGTGAAGGTGATGCTCGCGGTGCCGTTGTTGATGTCGCGGTCGAGCGACGTCACGGTGCAGACCATGGTCGTCGCGCTGAACGAGTTGGTACCAGCGGCGACGCCGCTCGTGAGATCGACGTACTGACCGGCAAACGACTCCGGGCCAGTGTAGAACACGAAGCGCATCCCGCGCTCGAAGTTCGCGATGTCCGCGGCCGTCGCGAGAGTAACCGTGTTCGTGTTGACGCCAGCAGCCGAGACGGATGCGAGGCGGCCAGTGCCGGTGCCGTACACGAGACGGCCGGCGCTGTTCTGCATACCGCGGACGACGCTCACCGAGCGGTTCTTCCAGATGTTCACGAGCGCGCCGGGGTCGACCGCGGTGCGCATGACTTCGCCGCTCACCTGCACGAAGCCGTAGTGCTGGACGCGGAACATCTCGAAGCGGCTGTACTGCTCAACCTGGTCGATGTTCGCGAGACCACGGCTGAAGTCCGAGCCGAAGCCCTGCGGGTTCGACGTCTGGAGCGCCATCACCTTCTTCTCGCCGGTGAAGTCCGCCTTGACCGGGATGCGGTTCAGGAGGGCCTGCTTGTTGTACGAGAGGTTGGGGACGCCAGCCTTGTAGAGGAGCTTGAGCGCCTTGTCGACGACTGCAACGGAGGAGGAGATGGGCATTGTGGATTTTCCTAGTTAGCGGTTGCGGTTCTTGCGACTTCGTTGAGAAGCGCGTCCTGCTCGTCCGCGCTGAGGTCCCAGAAGTTCTTGGGTCCCCCGAGCTTCGTCTCAGAAGCGGACGCTTGGCTCGGGGAACGGGGCTTCGAGGCGCCGGAGGCGGGCTGCGTCGCCTTGCGCGCAGCGCTCACGCCCTTGAGCTTTTGCAGCTTCTTCGCGTACTTCATCTCCAGGA